GCCGGGGTTGAAGTCGATCGACAGCGCGGTTGCGCCGGTGTAGGTGCCTGTCGAGGCCAGCTTGACCTGGAACATCTGGCCGAGGATGCCGTCCTTCGCCGTGTTGGACGCCAGCGAGCCATCGGTCGGCGCGTACTGCGTGGTCACCGGGGTCAGTGACGACAGGTTGAAGACCGCGCGCGCTGTGGTCGTCGTGAAATGGAACTGGGCGATGTCGACCCACGTAGTGCCACCGTCGAGGCTGGTCTGCAGGTAGGCGTCGACCGCGGTACCGCCAGCTCCGTAGGAGAAGCTCGCCTGAACGACGAGGGCCCTGGGCGCGTCGGGCAGCTTGATCGGCTGGATGGTTACTGCCGCAATGGCCTGCGCGGCGCCGACCGCCAGATTGTTGAGAAGGTTGTAGCGCATGGGCTCAGCCTCGCTTGCGAGTCATGAAGGTCCGCGACTTGGCCGTCGCCTGGGCCGATTGCGGCTCTGCGGCGCTCGCCGGACGCACATCGGCGGGCGGGAACGGGCGCGAATCGCTGGCGTCGCCGTCTTTGACGAGCCGGGCCGCCAGGACGTCATCCAGGACGGCGTCTTGGCCGGCGCGAAACGGGCGAAGATCGCGTGTAATTTTCACAATGCGCATGGATCCTCGCTTTCGCGATAGGAACGAATTAGAGGAGCGCCAGCGGGATCACCGCCGGCGCTCGAGGGTCAGAGGCTTACGCCTTAGACAGCCGCGGACAGCGGCTCGCCGCCCAGAGCCACATCGGCCGCAATCAGCGCGGCAGGGGTGGTTCCGAGGCTGAAGGACACCGTGCTGACCGCACGGATGTAGCGGGCAGCCAGCGTCAGGTCGACGTTGAGGCTGGCTTCCGTGGTGGCCGCCGTGATCGCCGGGATCGTCGCGACATTCACGCCGTCCGGCTTGTAGTCAGTCCACGTCGAATTGTCCGGCGCGTGCTGAAGCTTGGTGATGACGCTGGTTGCCGACGGGGCGCCGCTGACCGCACCGACGATGCTGTGAAGGACGCAGGAGCCCGGGACGCTGTGCGCGAACCGGTCGATGGAACCGCCGTTGACGGCGCCTGCCGAGGCGCTCTGCGGCTGAACGCTCGTGGCGAGCACGATGAGCGCACCAATGTTGCGCTGGGTAACGATGTCAGGCATGGGAAGAATCTCCGAAAAATGGGGTGAAGATCAGGGGCGGCCAGCCAGCGCCGCCCCATCAGGGCCGCGATTCCCTTACGAGATCGCCGGGGCCCAGCGGACGAACTGAGCGACAGCCACGGCGGCGTCATGCCGCATCTGGAAGTCGTGCTCGGCGATGGCGCGGATCAGCGTCTGGTCGTTCTGGAACGCGGAGATCGTGTTGCTGTTCTGGTCGACGTACATGCCCTCGCGGGACACCGTCAGCTCCAGGGACATGCTGTCCAGGATCAGGGCCTGCTCCATTTCCGCCAGCACAATGAACGAGCAGTCGTTGCTCGTGCTGGAGGCGTCATGGATGTTGATCGGGATCTGGGTGGTCCTCTTGACCGGATACCCGAGCAGCTTCCCTGCGAGCAGCTCCTCGCGGTACACATACACGCCCAACGAGTTCTGCACGTTGAACAGGTAGTTGTACGAGCGCGGGTGCATGAACCACGCACGACGGACGTCAGGCACGTTCGCGGTGTCGATCTTGTTCACCAGGCCGCCGAGTTCCTGCGCCACTGTCGCCAGGGTGTAGGTCTCGTTGGAGGTGATGAAGTTGCCGCCCACTGCAGCGGTGGAGTTGCCCGACGTGCTCCAGACACCCGCCGTACCGGCATTCAGGGCCGCGAAACGATTGGCAAAGGCGATGAAGCCCATGGGAGACGCGGCGGTGCCGTCGCCGAAGATGAACGCCAGATCCTCGCGCAGACCGATGACCTTCACCAGGTCGTCGCGCACGAAGGCGTCAGCGGCCGGATCCGCATAGCGCATCATGTCGTTGGAGACCGGCACCAGGGCGGTGAGCTTCTTGAAGCTCGCCACGATCTGGCCCACGGTCTGCTGGCTCGACGCGATCTGCGAGATCTCAGTGCCGTAGTTAGCCGTCGCCTGGGCGGTCTGAGACGGCAGCGTCATGGTGCCGCGTGGCATCGGCATGACGCGCGGGTTGGAGCTGCGAACCACCGCCGTCGGGCGCAGCAGCTCGATGATCTCGTTCACGTAGTCCGGCGGCACGATGAAGCCGCCCGATGCACCGACCGCGGTGACCAGGGCGCGGGTCATGGCGTCGCGGCGCGGCTCGAACATCCGCGTGATGGGATGGCGCTCTCCCCACTGCCCCGCCGCCATTTCACGGGCGGCAGTCATGTTGCGGCCGCAAACATCGAACGTCTTGACCGCCGCGATCGCACGAAGGCCGCGATGCGTGACCAGGCCGCGACGCTTGGCGGCAGCCTCGCTGGTGTACGGGTCGTCATCGCCCGCCTCGATGCGCGGGCCGTCCTGGCCGTCCACCGGCTGGGCGCCGTCGGCAGCAAAACTCTGCAGATCGCGCGCGCGCGTGATCTGGCCGTCGATATCCGTTACGGCGCGCTTCTTGGCGTCGTAGTCGGTCTGCTCGGCGGTTGTGAGGCTCTCTTTATCCGCGAGCGCCTTTAAAGCATCGAAGGCGACCGCACGCTTTTTTACGAGGTCTGCGACCTTGTTCATTTACTGGTTCCTCAAATAAAAAAGGCGCCAGTGGCGCCTCATGAAGTTCCTTGCCCAAGGGAGATGAAGGCGGTCTATCTTGAAATTCAGCCGTAGGACCGGCCCACTGCTTCCAGATCGGCCAGATCCCGAGTCCTGGATTCACGAGAGCGGCCGTTCTTCGAGCCGCCCGCCTCCTCAGTGCCGGCCGAGGTCTGGATATCTTTTTCGTCGCCGTCTTCTGCATCGTCGGTCGGGTTCGACCCCTCAACGACACCGCGCACGCAGCGCTGCGCCGCCTGGACGCAGCGGGCGGCGGCGTGCCGCGAGTCGCCGACATCGGCGTTGCGGTCCGCCAGGTTCGTCTGCGCAGCTCCGACTTCCTCGTGCTGGGCCGCGACGACCTTGTGAGCCTTGATGGCACGAGTAACGTGCTTGTCGGCGTTCTCCGGATCGCTCTTGGCGTCCTGCAGGGCCTCGCCCAGGTCGCCGTGCGCCTTGACGGCCTTGCTGTTCGCTTCGCCGATCTCGTCGGCATGGCGCGTCACGGCCTCCTGGTGCTCGCCCAGGGACCGCGTGTGCTTCATGGCCCGGGCGTGGTGGCCCTGGGCCTCCTCGAGCTTCTTCTCGTTCGACGCCGACAGAGACCGGACGCGGGCCAGGGCAATGCCACGGCGCCAGGCGCGGGCGCGGGGCGTGGCGCCGGCGGCGATAAACGAGCGCTCCTCATCCGGAAGGTCGTCCTCCTCGTCTTCGTCTTCGTCCTCATCGCCATCGCTGGCGGCGGCCAGCAGCTCGTCGACCTCCTCCGCGGTCATGGCCTTGAGCGCATCACCCAGCTTGATCAGGGCCTCGCCAACCATTCCCGGTACCGGACTGTCGTCGCCCTCGAGGGCCGCTTCGTCTTCGGCGGACTCCCGGGCATAGCCCAGCTGGGAAAGCAGATAGGCCAGGCTCGCGACCTCGTACAGGCCGCGCTTGAACACGGGAACCTTGGGAGCGCGCTCCAGCGCGCGGGCGTGGTTTGCCTTCAGGGCCTTGCTCATGTCGGTCGTCTCCTTGGAATGGATGGCCGCGCGGATCGCGGCGGTGATCTGGTCGCTTCCGGCGCGCTGCGTCACCGCTGCGCCGGTATCCGCCGGCACGGCGACGAACGACAGCTCGAGCAGTTCGGCACTCGTGATGTGCTGGCCACCGCGCGGGCGGGACGGGTTCAGGGGCTCGGATTCGAGCGGCTCGAACCCGATGGACGCGGCGCGGATCACGCCGCTCTTCACCAGGCCGCGGATCCGGTCGGATTCCGCACAGGTGCCGAACGGGGGCCACTCGACCTCAACCTCGAGGAATCCCTCGGCGTTGATGGTGGCCGACACCGGTGAGGCCACCGGGGTCTTCGGGTCGTGGTCGAAGAGGATCGACCCGGTGCGCAGGAAGTTGTCGGTCTTAAGGCCCGCCGGCTCCACGATGTGGCCGTCTCGCGCCAGCTGATTCGTTGAAGCGATCACGCGCGTCCGGTTCTCCGAGACCTCGGTGGAGGTCAGCGGAGAGACCTTTCGAAAGATGGCCATGGGCGGATCCTCTGGATCAGACGTACGTGGCTTTGCCGGCGGCGACGAGCGCCGCGGCCTCTGCCGCGAGAAGCGACAGGACCTGGCCGCTATTCACCGTCTTGGGGAAATCAAGGCCGGAGGCGGGGCAGCCCGTCATGCTGGGCCGGGTCGGCGCGCCAGGCGGATGCAGCGTCGAATAACTGGCGGTGAGCTGTACCTTCACCGGCGCGGCATGCTCCAGGCGAGAGAGGTCAACATTGATGGCCGTGCCACCGGCGGTACCGTGCGCCACCAGGCTTGGATTGTTTGACATGACGTACTCCAGAAACTAAAAAGCCCCGCTAGGGGGGCGTTGCGTCTTGGTGAGCGCGCAAAGGAACTAGCCTAGAAACTCAGCGCGCAGCCGAACCGAGTACTGCGGGCTGCCAGTCACGCCAGACAGCGTCGTGCTGTAGTTGATGTTGGTGCCCGCCGCGCAGTACGCCTCGAACGTCTGCGTGACCTCGTTGCCAGCGGTGGTCAGGCTCAGCGCGGAGGTGCTCTGCGTGAAGTTGGCTCCGCCGTTGTTGGTGATGACTGAACCCAGCACCGTTCCCGCGGTGCCTGCAGTCGCCACCACGATGTCGGCCACGACGCGGTAAATGCCCGCGCCACCCGAAGGCACCACAAACGCCGTGGTCGCACTGATGGCCGACGTCTGGCCCGTGAGACTGGCAAGCGGGATCTTGTCCTTGTTGTCCCAGTTGCCGACCGCACCGGTGATTGCCACCAGCGGGTAGTTGGCGATCGGGTTCGACCAGTTGGACGTCCGCAGCCGGGTGATCGTGGCGTAGCCGTTGTCGTAGATGACCTTCGACGAACCCAAGCCGTTGATTACGAAGTCGTCTATCGTCAACTCAGCGATCGTCGTCGCCACATTGTTCACAGCGCCAATGTTGATGACGCCTGCGGCGGTGCTGGAGGAGTTCTCGAACTTCAAGTTCTTGAGCTTGATCCGACCCATGTTCGCGCCGGCCAGGTAGATCAGCGGAATTCCGTTGCTAGGCGAATTGGCGTACACCCCGTCGATGAGGATGTTGTCGTACAGGCCACCGTAGGTGGGGCTGTTCGGATAGTCGGCAACCTGCACAACGCCAGCCGATCCATCGGCCCAGCCGTGCACGTTGTGCACGTCGATGTCCCGCATCGAGACGCCGTAGCCCGAGTAGATCGCTACCAGGCACTGGGTGGTGTATCCGTGGACGCCTCGGATCTCGCAGAAGCTGACCGGGCCGACAATGTTGCCTGACTGGGCGGTAAGGTCCGCGCAGGAGAGGACGATGAAGTTGTCGCCAGTGGAGCCGGTCACACCGTCGATCAGGATGTGCTTGGCAGGGCCTGCAATGTGGATGCCGTCCCGACCATAGCCGGGCTGTCCATTCATGGAGCCAATGCTGGACCACAGCAGGATGTCGGGATTGGCGCCGTAGTTGACATCCCGAATGGTCATGGCCGTGACTGACTGCCCGAAAATTCCATAGAGGAAGGTGCTGTCGGTCGGAGTCTCAGAGACCTCGGTGGTCTCCTTCACCACGATGCCATCCGCGTATCGGAACATGATGTTGTGGGAGACGTCGGTGCTGCTCGCACTGGCATTGTCCTGCCGGTCCCACGTCCCACCGATCACACGGATGAGCTGGTCCCGTTGATACAGCTGGCAGGTGCCGTTGGTGACTGTAGCGACTGCGGGGGTATCCAGGTTGAAGCTGCCGCCGCTCGAGTAGGTGTTGATGA